TGCTGAAAAACCCACCCCTACAAGTAATGTATTAGAAGCATAATAGACGAGCAAGAGTAATAGAACGGGTTAAAGCTAATTTCTAGCCATTCTAAGCCCTTTTAAGGTGTTAAAAAGGCAAGACCTGATACTTTATACCTTTTTTTAACAAAACAGGCAGTCGTACATTAACAGGGGTAGTAGCGTAAGCTAAGCGTATCACCCACCCCCCACTACATATAGCGTGTACTGTACTCATTATTATATATAGGTTATAGGCTGTTTAATGGTGTTTTAAGGGGTAGCGTGCTCCACTACTAACAGGGGTCACGGGCCACCCAATCAGACCCCATAGACCACCCAATCTGATGCGTCAACCTCCTGTTGTGTAGGATTAGCATTACTCCTTGTGTGACAGAAAATATTTAACTCCTTGTCTGGTAGAAAAAAATAATACTTGACATTGTCCAACTGGACATATATAATCAGGGGTATGAAGAGCTGTTTGAACTGTAATAAGGAAATAGGCGGTAAAGCTACCTACTGTTCTGAGAAGTGCTCTAAAGCTTACCGAAGGCGGACAAAACAAGGCGAACAACCCGGACAAAATGACCCGAATTACCCGGACAAATCAACCCGGACATTAGATTTTGAGCTAACCCGGACAGACCTTGCATTTGACGAGTGGCAGACTAGTCGTGGGAATCCCAACTATTACAATTTTGATAAGGAAGTATTTGAAAGAGTTTGTTTCCTTCCTGATTGTGAGCAGAAGTTTAAGACCCATCTCAAGTTACTAAAGTATTGTTCACCAAAACACTATGTTGATGGGTTGGGTTTAATTGTTCGACTAAAGACGAAGGGCAATAAATGAAGAAACTGTTAATTATACTGGCTATTGTTTTGCTGGGGTGGGCGTTAAGCGTTCAGGCCGAGAAGTACGATGGCGATTGTACTGGCACTGAAACCGTCGGACGCTGCGCTGATAAATACATTCCTCACACGCCTACTGGTTGTCCTTACGGTGACAGTATTCCTCTAGATAGTCCGAAATGCGTCCCCGAACAATCCTGGGGGAAGTGATATACTTTAATCAGTGGATTTACAAACCTTAGCCCTCCAGAAGATAGCCCTCCGCTGCCGGACTGACCTTTACTTTCTGTGTAGGGAGGTGCTGGGCTACGATTTAATGGTGCCCCACGTCCACCAAGAACTATGCGATTACACGACTTCCGTCCTCCCCAACCATCCGGGTATCAGTAATATTGAGGGGTTTGACCCCTCCAAGAATTTTCTGCTGCTGCTGGAACCCCGGGGTGTGTTCAAAAGCTCAATCGTGACTATCGGCTTGACTCTCCAGTATGTCCTGAACGAGCCGAATGCCCGGATTTTAATAGACTCTGAAACCTTCTCCAAGAGCAAGGCTTTTATGCGGGAGATAATCGAACATCTGATGGGCAACCCCAAGTACCGGGAAATTTTTAAGGCTATCCACGGAATGTATCCTTTCGAGAAGAAGAGTAAGGCTCGGCTGTGGACGGACTCTGAGCTGATACTACCCTGTCGCACCCGCCCCTTGAAAGAACCGACTATTTCAGCCGCCGGGATTGACGTTACTAAGACTGGTATGCACTACGATTTAATTATTATGGATGACCTGCACTCCGAGAAAAACGTCACAAATAGGGAACAAATCGACCAGGTTATCCAACACTACAAACTGGGATTGGCTCTGCTCGACCCCGGTCAGCCATTGGTGGTAGTGGGGACGCATTGGGACTTCACCGACCTCTACCAGTATATTATTGACTTCCAACAGAGCCGTTTTAATGTTCTAATCAGGGGGGCTTACAAGGACGATGGTTCTTTATTTTTCCCCGAACGGTTGGATAAAGAGTTCCTTGACAGCCAGAGAGAATCATTGGGTGGTTACTTGTTTTCTTGTCAATATCTTAACAGTCCTGTCAGTGATGAAACGGCGGTTTTTAAACGTGACTATATTAAATACAAGACCCAAGAAGAAATTAAAGGCCGCCCCATAAACTGGTATTTAAGCGTAGACCCATCCTACGAAGGTACTTACTCAGACTACGCTGCTTTAGTACTGGCCGGTATGGACTTCCAGCGGGATATTTATGTACGTTATATCACCCGCCAAAAGATGACCTATGGCGATATTATCAATGAAATCTTTAGAATCTACACCCACCGTGATTTCCAGGACATTAAAATTGGGCGGATATACCTGGAAACCATCGCCACCCAAAAATCTATCGGTGTGGAGCTGAACAACGAGATGAAACGGCGTAACACTTGGTTGCCGGTGGAGGAAATTCGCTCCCAGAAACTATCCAAAGAGGAACGTATCAGGGGGTTGGCTCCATTCTACGAATTTGGCCACATTTACCATATTAAAGAATGTCCGGAACTGATAGAGCTGGAGTATGAGCTGCTGCATTTTCCTAGAGGCCAGCACGATGATATGATAGATTCTTTGGCGACTATTGCCGAGCGGGCTTCCCCACCTAATGCTAAGGGTTGGGGTAGTGACGACAAGCCCTCTAAAAAACGCCTGATGAGTGTCAAACCCCGTTCGGTGGTTACGGGATATTGAACAGACTATTGTGCTTTTAACCTAGCTATATCTTAATGTGAGATATGGCTGACTCCGAACTTGAAACCAAACTAGCCAGGTTGCAAAAACAAGCTGGCCAACTGGAACCCGAACCACGGGATGCCAACCGCTACAAGCCCAACAAGCGCCAGCGTCTAGTACGCCGCCGGGTTTATGAACGTTTTTATTGGTTGCGTGATGACTCCCTGCGGACTGAGGCCGAACAGGACTGGGAGCTAGCCGATAAAGAATACAATATGTTTCGCGAGAGTGTCGATGACGACTGGCGGGCTAACCTGCATCTCCCGGACGCTTTTGCCGCCATCCAAGCCCAGATGCAGGAAACGATTGAGCGCAAATCCCGCCCCAACCTTATCCCAACCGAAGAGTCTGACGAGCCGATAACCGAATTCTCCAACGCCGTGCTGACCTACAACATGAACAATACCGATTACGACTATCAGTACTTCTTAGCTAAACTGGCGGCGGCGATTAGGGGCACTGCGTTCCTGATGAATTACTGGCGGAGGGACAAACGGGTGGTCAAAGACCCGACTTCAGTCAACGATGACGGTGAGATTAAGTACACCGACAAGGAAATTACCGACTTCGATGACGATTATACCGAGTGGGTACCCAACGAATTTATTTATATTGACGAAAAAGCCAAGCATATCAACGAAGCCAACGATATGTTCAAGCGGGAGATTATAAATATCGAGGAGTTCCACCGCATTTATGAGAACAAATCCGGCTTTTTCGACACCGAGTTCGTCGTCCAAGGCGGCGATACTTCCAACCGTTCCTATTACAAACTACCTAAAGACACCACCGAGCAGGATGTGGAAGTTTTACACTATTACAACCGCTCCATTGACGCTTATTGGGTAGTAGCCAACAACGTCACTATCTACGACGGCCCTCTCCCCTCCAAACACAAAGAACTGCCGCTGGCCGTCATGTATCAATATAGGGTTCCGGGTCGCTTCTGGGGTCTGGGTATTCCCAAGGTCATCCACTACCTGTCCGAAGAGCGCAAGACTATTAGAAATCTCAACATGGACCGTCAGAAGCTTCAGATTAACAAAATGTTCATGCATAATACCAGTTTTGACATTGACGACGAAGATTTGGTTTCCCGCCCGCACGGTCTGATTTCTGTTGATACCGGCGGCCAACCAATCCAAAATGCCCTGGTACCGGTGGAATACGGCGATGTCCCAGCTTCTTATTTCCGTACTGAGGAAATCCTGCTGGAAGACATCCGCCGGGCCCATGGTATAGATGACCGTATTCAAGGGGTCAATATGGGCGGCACGGCTACCGAAGCGGCTATCTTAAAAGAAACTTCTCTAAAACGGGTCAACCTAATTATGGTTTCCGCTGAGATGGATACTGTTATTCGTATCGGTAGATTGAAGTGGAGTAATATTCAGTGGCTTTATGGTACTCCGAGACTAGAGAAAATCACCCAAAACAATAAAGAGCGGGAGAAAAAGATATTCCGTACCATCTCCGTACAAGGCAAGAAGTTCGCCATTGTCGATGACGATGGTAAGAAATCCCTGCGAATGGAAGACGTCAAAGGCAACTCAGCCCTGACTCTTAAACCAGAATACGCCAAGTATCTCCAAGGTTCCTTTGACGTTTCGGTGGACGCTGATATCTTCACCCCGATTAGCAAGGCTATCGAGCAGACCAAAAAGACTGAGATGTTCGGGCTGTTGCTATCCAACCCAGCGACTATGGCAGTCATGGATATCAATACGGCTACGGCTGACGTTCTGGCAGTCAATAACATCAAACCGGAAAAATGGCTGAAGAATGTCGAGAATAAAAAGGACATGATGATGCTGGCCGAGAGCGAGAACATGGTCATAGCCGCCGGACAGCCATTGTCCGGAACTCAAAACGCCAGCGAAGACCACACCATAGTCCATCTAATGTACACCCAGACCGAGGAGTTCAAGTACCTGCCCCAAGAGATTAAACAGTTAATCATGGCCCACATTATGGAAGAACATGATAATAATCCAGCCACTGGAGCGGCGGCTGATTTGATGGCCCAGCACGGTTTAATGCCTAAACCGGAGGTAGCGGCAGGAATGCCTGGCATGGAAACACCCCTTGGCGGACCTGGACTACCTCCGCCCAACCCCAGCGCCGAATTGGGTATCCCTCAAGCTCAGGTAGCCGATTTAGAGCCGACTAATTTCGCCAGCCCTGAATAGACTATTGTTTTTATAAAATAAATTTGTAACAGTTAGATTATGAAGAGCGTTCTGGACTCACTGTCCGCCAAAGAAAAAGAAGCTCTGGCACTTTTATATGATACCGAAGGCTACACGGCTTTGAAGAAACTGCATCGTTTAAGTGTGCAGGGGTTGGGTAAAGATGCCCTGGCGGCTCCTGACCTGGAAACAGTCAGGTTTCTGGCTGGCCGCGCCCGCCAATCCAAGATTACTTTGGACTTAATTCGTGAAATTTACCTACAGGTTAATAAATCTGATGCCTAGGGCCCCTCTCGCAAGGGCCTTAGACACCAGCTTTAGCTGGCCTGGAAAGACAAACTGAAAGGACACTATGGCTACAAAAGCCAAAGTAGCACCGAAGGTCGTCGACGACGACAAAGAAGTAGACGCTGAAGAGCTACTCCGGGAATCAAAATACGGCAAGGACGAAGTAGAAAGCTCGAAAGAGTCGGACGAAACGCCTGAAGCCGAAGAACCCGAAGAAGAGTTAGCCGAAACTAGTGACGACGAAGGACAAACCGACGAAGTCGCAACCGAAGAATCCGAGGAGGAAGAAACTTCCGATGAGGAAACTTCGTTCGTCAAAGAGTTCTCTGGTATCGCGGGCGATACTGAAGAGGAATACCGCAAAAACTTGGAACTGGCCTACCGCAATTCGACGGGCGAAGCCCTACGATTGAAAGCCGAATTGGATAAAACCGAAACGACAGACCAGACCGAGGAAGCTGAAGAGATTGACTTGTCCGACCCGTTGCGCCTTTGGGCGAAACAAAATCTGGACGAG